GTATAGTGTATCAGGTGCATCATACGGCACAGTAAATGTGACCAGGCCGTCGGAACCACCGTTGTTGAACACGCCTTCTGAATAGATATTGGTAGTGCCCAGACTCAGTTGTGTCTTGATATAAAATGCCCATGGGGCTGTTTGAATCATATCAAAGTTGTAGGTGTTGCCACGAACCAAAGTCAGTGTGGGATTGATTTCGTTGTTGATGTCCCAACTGCTGGCGTCATTGTTGGTAACACGGAAATTTACAGTTTCAGGAACATTTTGTGTAAGGTTGAAGAAATAGCTGGCCGGTGATCCAGGCGCAGATCTATCCAACGTAATAGTGGGATTGGTTCCAGGAACTCCAGAGAATGTGTAAGCACCATTGGCTCTGGTAACGTTGAATGTTTGCGTTGTTGGTGTTGATGTGCTGGTTACTGTGACCGTGGCCGGCCCACTGGGTAACCAATAGTATTGCGCATAGTTCACAAACTTGTCAAAGTCTACAAATGGATCCCATGTGTAGTAATCGCTGGTATACAGTCTGTTGGCATTGTCAGTGATGGCACCTTGCAAAGCCAACGCATCATTGATACCCGGATAGGTAATTGCATCTACTATCTTGTGTGTGTCAGTGGGATCAATTTGAACCACACCGGGTTCTAGTTGATAATCTGTGCGAGTTTTTGTAGGTTCAACAACATAACTGTCATTGGCATTGACCCCAGGTCCAACTCGACGACCAATAAATCCTTGTGTTTGTGAAAACTGTGGATTCTGAATTAATTGATCTAAGGTCGCTGATAAAAATTGTTCGTTGACCGGTGTTTGAAATATCTCCGGCAGGAAGTCTACACTACGAACTTGTTTGGCCATTAAATTACTCCACTTCCGGGTGCAGTTTGTAAATTGGTGCTGGTCAACGCAGTAATAACTTCAATGTCGTTTACTGTGGCTCCATTGACAAAAATTTGATTTGGTGCCGATCTGATTTCATACAAGTCGCCAAAACTCTTTTGTTGATCCAACGGAACCAACACTATAGAACTGACTACACTGCCAATGTTTTGATGTATGTAAGCACTGAGTTCACTGAAATAGAATGTGTCTCCAAAATTCCAATTGGCCAGATCAAAGTAAGCGTTCAAATTGGCCACCACTAGATTTTTAATAGTGCTGACACTGGCTGTGCTGTTGGCGGCACGGATCACTTTGATTTTGCCACGCAAGGCTGGTGCTGCACGTTGTCCAAACAACGGCTGAAAAGTCACACTGTTGAGAATCATGTTGTCAGATATCATCTTATACTGTTGCAATCCTTGATAAGCTGTGTTCAACTCATCGATGGTAGGCTGTTCTGGTTCGGTCACAGTGCCAGTCGTGTCTTGTAGCCAATTGATGTAGGCTGTGTAGTAAGCACTTGTGACCAAATACACATCAATGATGTTTGTGCTACCTGGATCGATACGACTGGTCAACGGACTGTTGTGACGATATTGGAAATATAGATCTTGGCGTCCTGTTTTGGCCAAATAGTTGTAACTCAAAGTAAGTGTTGGATTGCCAAGGCTGTCCACACCCAATACATAAAAATTATCTTCTTGATAGGCATAAAATACTTGCCCCACTGTGTATTGTGTTTGCACAGCCAAGATTGAAGTTTGTGTTGGATAGTCACTGTTGACCACACCGGCTTCGATCAACAGATAACGTTGTAAATTGTCAAAGTCCACAGTGGCTTGGAAAAATACCAATTTGTGGTTGGCATCTACCGACGGAGCCACAATGTCATTGAAGAAATCAGGATTGACTGGGGTAAGATTGTCGGGAGCTCGCGCAAAACTTACCACAACTTGAAAGTCGTCCACCAGACCATCACTCAGCACAGGTTGATCAATAATGGTCAACAGATTGTCTGAACCCAGTGGAACCGATGTGTCTGGTTTGTTGTTGATTTTCAATACGTTGACATAGTCGCGAATCACTGTGCCAGTTCTGCTGTCGTAGATAGGGTCGCCAGTGTAAAAGAAGAAACGTGTTTGCAATACACTGCCAAAATAATAGTCTAAACTTCTGGATACCACAGTGTATTGATTTCCATTGAATGTGGCTTGGATCAACCAACTGGCATCTAGGTTAGTGCCTGATGTGTTTTGTTGATTGGCCAAACTGAATGGTGCATCTTGAGCAAGATTGTTTGACGTGATCAAATACCAAGTGTCAGTGAGATTGTTGAATCCCACCCCAAAATTTTGATTGAGTGCAATTTGTGCCACTATCTGTTGTTGCACACTGACTGGAATGTCGGTAGTAAACACCGGAATCACTTGCAAAGGAATAGCACCAGTTGGAATAAAGTTGTTCAACACCACAGGGCCAACACCGGTGGTCAAATTGCCTTTGCCGTTGTTGCAACCGTCACCCACAATGGCAGTGGGTCCGGCCCAGATGGTCAGTTTGTCATCGGCCTTGGTAGGTGTTCCCACTACCAATTTGTTTTCATTGTTGAAATAGTATCCAGCAGGCGCACCAAATTGCACAAGGCTGCCCACTGTTATGTATTGAGCATTGTTGATTCCGCCAGTTGCTGATCCAATTGGCACCGGAGTGCCAGTGTTGTTTACAAAATAACCAGTGGTCTCATTGGTTATCACTGTGCTTTGATGCCAAGTGTAATTCAATACACTGAGATCTGGTCTAACATAATTGGCGTAGTAAAATTGTTGTAGTCCAGCACGTAAGGCCAATGGCGTGATTTGATTGACCACTGCGTTGGAAATGTCATTGGTGGTTAGCCAGCTGAATTGGAAACTATATAGATCGTCGCTTTCCCACACTGCGCCGTCGGATGCAAAAATATTTGTGCTGGAATATTTTCCTGTTCCGTCAACTAGGTCAAGATAACGACTGGTTCCAATTGACGCACGATTTACCGCTGTGCTTTTGAGAATACTGTTGAATTGTGTGTATGGAAATTGGCTGTAGTCTTCACCATTGACCATGCGATTTTGTGTGTAGTATTGAGCCGGAGCACGTTGTTTGATTTCAGTTATTGTTTCACGTGCCTGCGCATTGGTCACTGGTTGTGTAATACCACAAGTGAATGTGATTGTTTCAATCTGCCCAGTGCGGCTTACATAACTGATTGGCACAGTAATACTTTGCATTTCTGTGGGATTGATAATGTAGGTCAGGCCGTTGCTGGCACGAACATACACACGGAAAGTGCCGGTTGGTATTGTGCTGAACACACCATCGCCAAAATTCAAAGTAATTTGATCGTTGGTTCTACTGGCAATGCTGTAGATATTTCTAGTATTAGTAGCTAATTGTTCTACCGCAGCAGAATATACACTTTGAACTTTTTCCCAGTAGTTGCTGATATTACCTAGATTATCTAGTTGATAAAGCCATATGTCGGTGTTGTTGATACCTTCAATGTTGATATCTACAGCACGATTGGTAATACGTTCTGGCAGGTTAAAATCTTGATTCTGTAGCACGCCTTGTTTGAACAGGAAGAAGAATCCAGTGTTGGCGCTTAGATAACCTTGTTGGTCATTTCTGAACAGGATATTAAATTGTCCATTAGGCAATGGAGGTGGTTCGTAAACATAGTTTTGCCCAACTGATGTAGAGTTGACTACTTCAAACGGCATGTTCACTGTGTCAATTGTAGCAGTGTAAGGAATTATTGGCAAATAGCCAGGAACCAAGTTGATTGTGTATTCCTGCGTATCTACACCTAAAATTATTTGATCATTACCGGGATTACCAAATTTTTGTGTGTTAACCAGCGTAGCATTAAGAATTGTAGTAAACTGTTCTTGCCAGTCAAGGTTAGTTGGATCTGCCCAGTTTACAGTTAAATTGGCCAGATTAGTTCCATTGTAATCGGTGATATTTTCTGTTGTGCTGATGGAAAATACCTTGAGGTATCCGCTGGCTTCAGTATTGCGTTGTGGTGTATAGCTGACTAAATTAGCCAAGCGGACCACACTGTCTCTGCGTTCAGCAGTGTCTAGATAGTTTTCACGTGTGTTTAAATCGGTGCGAAATGCCAGAGCTTGACCCATAAAGGCCATAACGTCCAGCAAGGCAATAAATTCTGAACTTTCGATGTAGTCATTGAAAGTTTCTGGGTAATACAGGCGCAAATAGTCTACAAATGTTTTGCGTAGGGTTTCAAAATCATAGCTTTGAAAGTTGGCTTCCTGGTAAGTTTGATAGATTTGTTTCCAATCTTCTACACCAAAAATAGCTGTTTGTCTTGAAGTTGTTGCCATATGTATTCCCTGTTTTAGTATTTACCAATACTATAAACTGGGTAGTTAAACGTAGGAGGCCGAACGTTGTTGACCATCAAAAAATATGTTCAACTGCTGTGCTGTGGTGCTGGGAACCAGGGCAATTCCCAGTTGCACAAGAATTCCATTATCTTGAGGAAATAGTTGCATGCCACTGACAAAAATTCTAGGATCGCCGCCACACACACGTTGTATCTCTTTGGTTATGGCATCATATACTTCTTGTGTTTGATTTTCAAATAGATAGTTCCAAATCACAGTGCCATAACCAGGACGACCTGGCAACTCACCTTGACGTATGTTAAACGCATTGAGCAGGTCAATTTTAACCAAATTAAAATCTACAACTGTAAATTTTTTATTTTGATTTATAGTGTTAAATCCAATAAATGTGGGCATGTTTTATTTAACCTTAGAGAATTCGGTTGACTTGTGATGCACTAAACACCGGCACATTGTTGACAGCGCCTTGCGCCTGCGCAACCAAGGCTGTTCCTTGCCCTTGTAAATTCTGTAAAACACCTTGTGCTTTGCTGATATCAAGGGCGGCTGCTATAGATGATGAATCTGCTGTGCCAAAGTTTGGAACAGGGATTTTACTGCTACCAAGTATTTTTGTAAAAGCCACATCAACTGACGCACGATCAACAGTGTTGGCAAATCCAGCGGCTTTTTCCACACTGGCCACAAGTCCTTGCCCTTGTGCCAGTATTGCATTAACTTGAGATTGTGCTTGCCCAATCAAAGCATCGGCCTGGCCTTGCAACTGTTTAGCCAAAGCATCGGCCTGGCTGGTCAATTGTTTTTCTAAATTTCCAGCCAGTGCCGTGACCTTGCCTTCTATTTTTCCTGCAAATGCGCTGACATTGATGTCAGACAAACTGAGATTAGATAAACTGTCTAAACCGCTTTTTAATGAACTGGCAGCTGTGGAGGCAAACTGACTGGCTTTGCCCAGCACATCCATTCCGCCCAATGCCGCTGGAATCCCCAGTGTTCCCAAGGCCAAAAGACCTATATTGAGGGCGCTGGATGAGCCGCTGGATGAGCCACTCGATTGCGGAGCCGGTTGGGCTGTGATTTGAGTTGTGTTAGACGTTGCATTGGACACCGGAGGGAGACCCGCTGCCCATTGAGCTGTGAGTGCAGTTCCGTATTGACTGGAGTTTGTGACCAGTGCTGCTACCTGACCATTGACATCGTTGGTGACTGTGGCTGTGGCTGTGGTGGTGTCGTGATGGATGATGTTTCCTGTTGTGGTGGAATGGGC